ACCACTGGATGCTAAAGTTGCATCTCCTGATACTGCCACTTCTTCATAAGATGTACCATCACCTACAAGTATTTTACCTGCAGTAACATCAGGCATTTTAAATAAAGCACCTACTGTTACATCGCTATTAAATGTTGCAGCACCTGCAGCACTACCATCTATTGTTAAGAAAGTTGTATCAGAACTACCATCAGTTCCTTTTAAAATAATATCGGTATCGTTGCCTTGTGCATCAATAGTAATGTTACCTGCAGTAGTTGTAAAATTTATAGCCGCATCACCTGCAGTAATATTGTCCGCAGCGATAGCTGTAGCCTCTGCACTTATATAACTATTTAATTGTGATGCATTGACATACTTTGTTGTACCACCATCATCCACTAATAGTTTATCTGAATCCGCAATCGTAATACTTGTACCATCAGTAGCACCATCTATTTGTACTGCAGCACCTGAAACTTTATCTGCTGTTGTAATTGTATTTAACTTACTATCAGCAATACTTCCTGCTAACATAGTATTTGTTACTGTGCCACTGTCACCACTAGCCACTAGCGTACCTGAAGCTGTTGGTAAAACTACTACAGCAGAACTACTTGCTGAGTGAGGGGCTGCTTGAAGTGTTTGAGCATGTGCATTAGATGATTCACAATAAAACTTTACTTTTGATACATCCCCTGTACCTGTTCTAATATCAATATTACCATCTGTAATAGTAATACCACCTGATGAACCATTACCATCCATGATAACTTTACCACTACCATTAGGTAATAAATTAATATTACCATTGGATACTGATACAATATCGTTACCATTAACATCTAAGTCTCCACCTAGTTGGGGTGTAGAATCTTCTGATAAATTAGATATAGCACCTGATGTTGCAAGTCCTGCTACAACAGCACTTCTTGTAATTTTCTTTAGTCCACCACCTGAAGTATCTACTGCTAAAAATACATCATCATTAGCTACTGTAGATATTTCTGATAAAGAACCTACTGCTACAGAATTAAAATTTGTTCCGTCTGCTACTAAAAGATTACCTGCAGTATTTGTACCCATAGTAATATCATCACCAGATACTGTTAAGTCTCCTGCTACAGTTACGTTTGCACCACTAAATGTTAAAGCAGTTGTAGTTCCTGATTTAATAATTAAATTTCCTGATGAATTTGTTGCACTACCAAATGTTGTACCCGCATCTTTAAAAAAGATATCTCCACCATCAGCATCTAAAATAATATCTGTACCTGCATCTAAAGTAATATCACTTGAATTATCTATTTCTGCAATAACAGGTGTTGTTAATGTTTTATTTGTTAAAGTTTGACTTCCACTTAAAGTAGTAACTGTAGAATCAATTGCAAAAGTTACTGCATTACCACTACCGCTTGTATCAATACCTGTACCACCAGTAAATGTTAAAGTTTCACTATCTAAATCAATAGCTAATGCTCCACCACTATCTGCTTGAAAATCTAAATCACTAGCTGTTAATTGATTATCTACATATGCTTTGATAGATTGTTGCGTAGCTAAAGCACTAGCACTGTTAGAAGACATATCATCTTCATCTAAAATATCTGTAATAGTAGTTGTAGGTAAAGCTAAACTATCAGTGTAAATAACACCATCAAAATAAGCATCTTTAAATTCTAAAGAACTTGTACCTAAATCTATATCATTATCTGTAACTGGTACAATAGCACCGTCTTGAAATCTAAATTGTTCTACAGCACTTGAAGATACTTCAACAAATACACCAAATCTATTATTAGATGTATCTACAAGTATTTTATTATTTGCATCACTATCAGCTACAAGAGGAACATATCCACCTTCTCCTGCTGTACCATCATGGCTGTGACCTGTGGATGCAGCAAAAGCTGATTCTAACTGATTGTATTCAGAATTAAAGTGACTAGCTTCAATAACTGAACCATCAGTAATATTACTGGATTGTTGCCTCGTATATGATGTTCCCATTTATCTTCTACCTCCGGGTATAAATTCTAATTGATATCCTTTAAATGATATTGGTTGGTTAGTTGTTGTTTCTTCTACTCGTAATGCAATAGTAAAGCCACCACCCTCTACAGATTGTCTTACTAAATTTGCTCCTGATGAACCATAAACACCTGCTCCATAAAGAGATGATGATAAACCATACACAGCAATACCTGACCCTGTAGATAAAGTGTATGCTGAAGGCTGAGGAACGTCAGGACTATCAAAATCGTATCTAAGTTTAAAACTAGAATTTACATCTCCTTCATTTTCATAATTCCAAATAACTCTTTGCATATTTTTTCTTATACCGGGGTCTCCCATTGTCATGTCAGGAGTTCTGTAAAAAGCATTAATATTTACAGTAGACCCTGCTCTAGCAAATGTGTTACCTGATTCCTGCTTATATATATAACCATCATATCCTCCTGATATTATAGTTTCAGTATCATTAATAAAATCAGAATCCGTAGAAGATACTTTTAAACCTTCGAGTTCAGAGTATTCAAAAGCTGCACCACCTTCAGGCTGACCTTTAATTACACAAGTTATACCTTTTGCATTATCCTCTGCTTGATTTGAACTGGTAGGAAAAAATAATCTGTACTGAGATTTATTTCTAATAACTAAAGAATTTATATTATGTGTTATAATATTATCTATTATTTCTTGTATTTGTTTAGAAATAGTTCCAATCTCAACGTCACCAATTCTATCTGTACCTGCAATAGTTCTTAATCCATCTGGTGCTAAAAATACAACGTCTCCACTAAATTCTTGTATACTTCTACCATCTATACATCCTATTTTTCTTGTAACAGGTTGTATGGCAAAATCAGATGATGTAGAACCTGTTAATTTAAATATACTATCTTTACCAAAGATTATTAAGCTATCACGGAAAGTCTTTAATCCTACAATTTCAGTATCTACTTTAATTGTTCCGCCACCATCATTAGCAGCAAAGTTGTTAGTTTCAAAAGCACCCATAAAACTAATTTCTTGTTTATTAGTAGGATGACCTGCAAAAAAGATATGGTTTTTAAATATTTCTACAAACTTAAAGTTATTACTTCCTGTAGCATTAACATTAGTTACACTATAACTAGTATTAATTATTCTAGGTGTAGATGTACCTGAACATATAATAATTTTATCTGTTCCGTCAAAGTTAAATCTTCTAAATTCATAATTAACAGTAGGCGTTCCTAATCCTGTAATTAGAGATGTCCAAGAACCTGAACTACCCGCTCTATGAATACTTCCACCTCTTGCAGCTAAAACAACGTCATTGAATATTGCAGACATAACTACACGTTCACTAGAAGAAGAAACTTCAGGTACAATATTAGAATTGTATAATGAAGTTCCTAATATTTTTTTATATCCACCTGCAATATCAGGTTCAAAATTTTTTAATTCTAATGCTTCTCCCGGAGACATAGAGAATACATCTCTATTAAGAACTAAACCACCTGCACAACTTACTATGGCAGGGGCTAAACTAGATGTATCAGGCATTAGACGTTAGTTAAACCTCCTGAAGATAAAGTATTAAGATTTACTCTTAAATCTCTTATGTAATCAGGTTTATTTAACATTTCTATTCTAATTCTTTTAACACCATCTTCGTATTCAGCATTAGCTATATTTGCCATAGGAACATCAGAACGTAATTTATATAAATAATATTTTGCTCTATTTACTATAACATTATGATATCTAGAGGGTAATAAAGGTTCGTCTGTAGAACTACTTAAATTTGTATGTGTTTTAAAATATTCATAATTTATTGTATAAGTATCTTTATTAGGAATAGGTGTTAAACCAAAACTAGTGTGATTTTGTGTTCTATAAACTCTATCAGGTTTTTTATATTTAACATCTGTATCAAAATCTCTATGGCTATAATCTCTTAAAAAATCATCATAAGCAATGTACCTTAATTTAAAAGGTTGAAAGTCTTCTGCTAATTTTATAAAATCAACATAGTAATCTGCACTTGCAGTATTAGCTAAACCTACATAAATAGTAGAAACAGTAGGAGTAAATAATACATAATGCATTTTACCTTCTCCTACATTTGCAACAGATATATTAGTATTAATAATACTACTGTCTCCTGATGAAGTACCTACTTTAAGGTTAACCGTACCTCCCATTACTCTTACTGCTAGTTGATATTGTCTATTTGTTGTAACCGTAACAGCCTGAGTAACTTCTGAATTATTTAATAATATTCTACCGTTACCTAAAGATGAATAAGAAGGAGAACCTGAAACTGTTGTCCAATTAGATATATTACTGGTAAATTCATTATTAGA